GATCCGACCATTCCATCGCTCGATACGATATTGAATCCTATTTTCACAGCAATCTACAATGGTACGCCTCTTCCACCAGATTTTTCGCGTATTCAGAACGGTGGACTTGTTATTATCAAGGCAGGAACGTACATTGTGAAACAAACGATCAACGTTCCACCTGGAATTACGTTGATGGGCGAGGGTTTTGGCACGAAAATCATCAATGCCACTAACTTGAATCAGACCGAGCCACCAACTCAAATTAACGGTGGTGCCGGGTACGCAATAACTGCATTCCCGAATGCGGGTGGCCATGTTCAGATCACAACGGGAGCTATTCCTAATTTGGCAACCGGAGATATCGTCAATGTATACGGTGTATCTGGAAATAGTGCTGCCAATACTCAGCCTCAATACCAATTCATTGCTGGTAATGTTGTTAACTTAGGCGGTAATACTACATTCAACCTGACATATGGATTCGCCGGGCCAGGCTTGGCCGGATCTGTTGCGGTAGCAGCTACCGGTTCTGAATCGGGAGGATTCGTTCTTCCTATCAAACCAGTGTTTTTAATTATGCCTACCGACCTCGGAACTCTTAATGACGACGCAATTGTGGCTGGAAACACAAATCGATTCAGTTTCGTGCGTGAAAGCAAAATCACGAACATGGTGATTGGTGACCATTTCATCGAGCCACCACATGTGCCGGACACGAACTACACTCTTGCTCAAAACTATACGTCATCTACCGTTCTGTATCCAGCAGCGTTGATTCAACAGGAAACAAGTTCAAGTCTTATTCTTGACAATGTCCTCATTATTGGAAGAGCTAATTCAAACTTGACTGGAACGGCCGTATTTTTGAATACTGCGTTTCCGTCTTCATCAACACTTAAAGTTACAGATTGTACAATAGATGGTTTTGCTGTGCCGATCATTTGGCAAGGCAACGCTGGTAGCAACGACTATCTTGATGTATCGAACTCTAAGATCCGTGCATTTGGAAATTATGCTGGATCAGGATCGGATCAGAACAACTGCTTCATAGTTGTGAATGATGGCATGACTAACGTTCATGATAACACGATGTATGGTAACAGCACTAACATTGCTCGTGGTGTGTTTGTCATGAACGTTGTGAGTGGACCTATTCCTGCGTTGCAAGCTCGTGGAAAAATGATCGTGTCAGGCAATGACATCATTGTCAGTAAATCAACCAATACATCTCTATCATTCTACCCAATTGAGATCAATTCAACATTGACTGGGTCGATTTTGAATTACTTGTCTTGGATGGAATACGGAAACAAGAGCGGGTTGAACATGTTCACCGTCACGGTGAATACAACCGGCGCTACCCCGGCTCCGGCGTTGTCCGTTACTACGGGAGGTGTATCGCTAGCTTCTGTTGATGTGACCGGAGTGGCTGTTGTAACGGGCCTTACAACTCTTGGCGTGGCAGACATCACAACTGAAAACGTTACCACAAGTAACATTACTACGGCAAATATTGGTGGCGGCGGAGCAACGATAACTGGAACCACAACGGCAAACGGAGTGTTTATCGCTAATAACTCTTCATCATTTGCTGGAACGGCCACTTTCAACAACCAGATATTTAGCAATTCTACTCTGTTTTCTACCGGTCAGATTCGACAGAATCTAAACACGTCAATTAGCACGACAACCTATGTTGTTGATTCAGGGTCACTCAAAGACTACTGTATGATCGCTCCAACGATACTTGGAGCTTGTGTGTTTGTGTTACCAATGGCCGCAAGCAATTCAGGACGAATATTGATTATTAAGGATATTGGTAAGGCTAGCCTTACGCATTCAATTACCATCTATACACAACCAGGAGAACAGTTTGAGGCAGGACTCAGCAGAACACCTGTTGGCTCTGGCTCGCCCAATTTTTATGGTGACACACTTACTGTCGTAACACCATTTACAGCAATTACATTGATTGCAAGTATTGGTGGCAACTGGTTCCTAATCTAAGGTTAAGATGTCATTTGCTCCAGCATCAAGATACATTTTCAATACTCCAGGCACTTTCTCATGGATGTGCCCTGTCAACGTGTTCCATGTTGATATCGTAGTTGTTGGCGGCGGTGGTGGCGGTGGCGGTGGCGGTGGCGGAGGAACGGGCGCTCTATTCGAAGGAACGGGTAACAATGTTGGTGCTGCCGGTGGAGGAGGGGCTTCGGGCGGTTGTGGATTGAGCGGCAGCCTTGTGAATGTCAAGAGTGTTCAAGTAACTCCTGGTGTCACTTACAACATTGTTGTAGGAGTAAATGGTTTGGGCGGAAATGGTGGAGCTGGTAATCCCTATACTGATGGGTTTAACGGTGGAGCCGGTACTGCTGGAACGGTATCACAATTTACGCTCCCAAATGGAGTTAGCTTTGTAGCAACGGGTGGCCCTGGTGGAACCAGTGGTAACGGTGGTCAAGCTGGTGTTTGGCAATTCAGTGGTAACTTAGGTATTCAAGGTGTGGGCGGAACGTCATCCAATTTACTCGGATACAACGATTACGTTTACAATCCGATCCCTCCATATCCAGCTGATCCGACTGGAAGTGACGGATCTCAAGCTGGATTGGAGGGTGGAGAAGTTGGTATTAACTCTGTAAACACTCCTCAGAATTTCAATTTCGCAATTTATCAGATCTACACGGATGTTGACGGGTCGGTACTTACATATCCACCGGTAAATCAGTACTGGGGTCCATTTGGATATCCACCTGTTAACGTTCTAGGCAACACGTTGATCGATACCAATTTCCCAATTGATTTCACCCAGCCTGGAGCCGGAGCGGCCGGAGGTGCTAACGTTTCTGGATTTGCTATTTCGGGTGGTGGCGCCGGAGGAGTGATGGCACTAGTTAATCCTATTCCGCTATACATGATCGGTGTTGACTTTAATCAATTTTCAAGTTCAAATACGCTAAAATTACCACTCATCAATTCTTTCAACAGTACTGGTCTTGGTAATGGCGGTTCGGCATCGAGTAGTCGTGTCGGTCATACACCAAGCGGTTCTAACATTGGGATGTGGAGAGATGGAACGGCAACTGCCGTAACGGGCTTCTGCGGTGGCGGTGGTATTGGTGGTCCTGGAGGTGGAGGCGCAGCGGCCGGAGACTATCCAACAGCTTATGCTGGTGGAAATGGTTACCACGGGGACAACGGATTACCAGGCTTGGTAATGATTTCACATAGGTAATAGAGCACAATGTCTTACAATCCATCTCAGAAATATATTTTCAACTATACGTCAGGATCGTACACAACGTATCAATGGACTTGTCCTATTGATATCAATTACGTTGATATCATGTTGATCGGTGGCGGCGGTGGTGGAGGCGGCGGTGGTGGAGGCGGAGCCGGAAACTATTTTTATTCGAATGGTGGCGGCGGCGGTGCGTCTGGTGGTTGTGGGGTAAGTGGAAACTTGGTTAATGCCAAGAAGATACCTGTCACACCGGGTGTTTCGTACCAAATTAACGTCGGTGGCGGTGGCACGGGCGGAGCTGCTGGAGCATTTGGTAACGTTACTGGGCTAGGTGGTGGAGGTATTGGAGGTAACGGAACATCCGGGATAGGCTCTTCATTTACGTTCCCTAACGGGCTAGAGTTATTTGCTACAGGAGGATCGAATGGTGTCGGTGGTCCTGGCGGTGGCTCAGGATTCGACGCTGTCGGATCTGGTGGAGCGAGCGCCAACACAATGGGATTTAGTCAACGATTCGATTTTAGCTACCCAGCTCCTTACCCAGCTGATCCGACCGGAAGTGATGGTTCACAAGCCGGATTAGGAGGAATGGGTTCTGGTGGTGGTACTGGTGGCGAGAATAATCACGCGACTCCTATTCAGATTGCATCACCAACATTCTCAACGGCCGGTGGATTCATCGGAGGACTGTACTATATTTACAAGATCTATACTGACGTATCGGCATCAATCATTCCTTATCCGACTGTTGATCAATATTACGGTCCTTTTGGCAGCGCGCCCACATGGATCACTGGTAACACGGTTATTGATGCGAGTTTGTCATACACCAGTTCTTCTGTGACCGGTGCATACACATCTACAGGAAATCATTTTAGTTACAATGGCGGTGGCGGTGGTGGCGTCATGTCATTACTCAATCCGATTCCGTTGTATATGGTTGGCTTAGATTTCAACGTTTACTCAACTGGCAGCCCAATAAAAATGCCATACATCAATTCTCATAGCGGTCAGTTTCTAGGGCTTGGCGGCTCGGATGGTGGAACGAACCCAGGGCTAACGCCAAATTACGCTCCACTTTCATTCCAAGCGATTGGAATGTGGGTTGATGGCACGGCGACTCAAACAGGTTACGGCGCCGGTGGCATTGGTGGCCCTGGTGGAGGCGGAGGCTGTGCAAGCTTTGCCGGAAGCAATAATCAACCCGGTGGCTCAGGTTACCACGGAGACCTCGGGTTACCTGGTATAGTAATAATCACTGCTAGTTAAAGGAACGTATGTTAGAATTTAGAAGTTTTGTCGAAGTTGCAACAGCGGATGATGGTTATGGTCACGTAACATGGAAAGAGATCTGCTTACAGAGCGGTTTTATAGATGGATACTGCAAAGGGTTTGATGACTATATCACTCCTGAGTTCTACATCGGATTAGCTAATATACGGGACGGTTACTACTCGAACATTTTTAACCGCAGATTCCCTACAGACATTTCTGGCACCGTGCGATACAAACTAGACATGTTGAAAAGTTCATATAGTATTCATCTTTACTATATGTACTTGAATGAGATCATGGCTTTTCCATGGAATAGAACGGTATATGGCTCTCCTTCAACAACATTTATTACAATTGCTACTGATTTTCACAACTATTATGTTCCAAGTCTAGAAGCGCTCGGTCCACCAAACTATTTGAATGTTCGATTGTTGGTAGCAAGATTAAAGTGAGGGTATGATGTGGAAAATAGTTCAAGGTACAGTAAACTTAATGGGTGATGAAAAAGGGATCATGTGTGTATTGATCCTGGCGTGTGCTACGGCAGCTACCATTCTAGGAAAGATGGATGGTAACGGGTTCGCAGCAGCGTGTTCGGTGATCGGTTCGATCTATTGCTGGACTCAGCACAAAGAGAACATGAACGACGCGAACAACAATGTGCAGAGACCCGGTTTCAACCCGAGCGAGATCATTACTGAAGTCAAAAAAGTTCTGTAAGCTCGACACATTACAATCTAGGCTCTTATTTTCCATCTGGCATGAATATTTTGCCATTTGAGAAGTAGTCATGCTCCGCATTCAAACACGAAGTGTGATAGGATAACAGGTGCCAGAACATGAGCAATTACCCATTTTCTCTAGATGATGATTCGACAATTATTCGAGTAGACGATGACGTCACACAACTCGGAGGGTTGGCTATTGATCAATGTCGATCGGCTATTTTTGCCATCGAAAACGAAATCGGAATCGGAGGTTCGGGAGCGGTTGGATCAATCGCAGCTCGCCTAGAAGTATCGATCGATCCGTACGGTTATCTAAGGCCATCTGCTATATTGCACGCAATCAGTGTAACGCAGTTTACTGATGCACAGATTGCTCCCGGTGCCGGAATTCAGGAATCGAAGATCGCGCTGGCTTACTCAACACAGTCGCTCTACAACGATATCCAGGTACTCGGAACACAGATCAATGCTGTTCAGACGCTTGCCAGCACAACCCAACTAGATTTCATCAAGCACATTACCGGTGTCGGGCCGCTCTCAGGTGGCGAATCGGGTCGCCACGTTGTTTCTCACATCGATATCAATGCTGCACCTACCGATCCACGAGACCCGAGCTTCACATGGCCAGGTGGCCACGCTCCGACCGATCGCAATGGTCTATTGCGCGGATCGAATCTCGCCTTGTTCCTTTTCAACATCAATCAGGACTTGGTTAGCCACGAACTTGCCGATGGCAATGTTCACACTGGCAACATTCCAAACCAATACGGACACGTCGGTGCCGGTATCTCGCTAAACTCGACAAACTTCGTAGTCATTCCGAAAACAGTTGAGAACGTTCAAGAGTTCGCTAACTTCGTTGATACAACAAGTTTCATCGGATTGACGATCCACCAACAGGATGAACACGGAAACAACATTCCGCGCACATGTCGTGGAACGTTGCTCAATTCGACTGATGACGGATACACCGGTTCAAGCCAGGAGATCGTTCCATTCACATTATGCAAGACGTTCTTGCACGATAATGGTTCAGGTGGTAACGCTGGTAGCCCGGTAGACAACAATACCTACGGTGACGACGTTATTCAGTTCATTCCGCCACAGGATCCGACATTCAATTTTGACTCGATGTTTTCTTCTGTCAAACCAGGACAGATCATAACGGTCAACTATGGAACAGTTCAGGCTCAATACATCATTGAGTCAGCACGAGCATCTTACGACGGTTACTCTCCACCTAACCGTTCCTACTACGTGCGTATCAACGGTCGAAACATCATTGATTCGTCTACAGCCGTTGCTCGTATCGATGCGCCAATTGCAGTGCAGGCAACGTCAGGCGTTATGGCATTGGCTCAGACGAACAACACGTTCGACGCATTGCCAAGCGTAACGGTATCGGATCCACGCGCGGCCAGTGCATTAGGAATTGATTTTACCGCCTCTGAGTTCGGACCAACAAACTACAATTTGTATCTAGCTGTCTATCCAACTGGTAACCCGACTGACCGTGTGCAGACCATGCCACCAATCGACGTGACCGGAAACCAGGGCACGACTCCCGGTGCCTATACGATCGATACGATCATTGCCGCAACAAACGATGCATTCGCTGCTCCTGGCTACAACTATCGTTTCATAGCATACCAGCACGACGGAAACTTCGGTATTGCGATGACCGACGCAACGAATGGAGCTGGTTTCTCAGTTATTAACGGAACGGTTTCTACCGGAGGTGTTCTTGGTGCCGGTTCGTTCTCAAATAACGTAATCGGTGACGCTCTAGGCGGACCTGATCCATTAGGATTAGGGAAAAGCAATGCTAACGTAGCAAGCCCACCGTATCAGAGCAGTTTTGCATCTATTCAGCAAGCGCAGTTTCCTACGCAGATATTCTTACCGCTAGTAAACAAGAATTACTACGTAAATGGTCAGGCCAAATCTAGCCTCAATACGATTGAACCAGCGGATGGTTATTTTGACGTAAACGGCGACGGTTACTGGATGGGCTCGATCATTTCAAAGACGATCACGCCAGGTATCACGGTCCGAGCAACATACAATGTTAACCAGGACCTATCTAAATATGGTTTGACACCTGGCAAAACTATTTTGATACAGCCGCTTCTACCGTTTAGTTCTCCGGCGTATAACGACACTGATTACGGACGTTTTATTATTGACAGTATATCGTTCACAACATGTGATTCGGTTATCATGTCAACAACAATCGAAGTTTACAGCTGCATCTACGCTGTTGGGACTCCGGTATCGGTTTCATCTACTGGAATCAATGTAGCCATATACTACTCTGAGAACTCTATTGGGTTTGATGCGTTGAACCTTGTCAATGCGACAAATGATGGCAGCTCGTTCAAACGATACTTCGAGTTCTTCGTTGATTCGACCGGACATACGTTCAGTTCAGAGCGTGCGCGTGTCAATTTGACAACCGGTGATGCCAACCTAGTTCGATTCAACATTATTGGCGTTGGGCCGAAATTGCGTGGCTATTCCAACAACATTGATAATCTAACCAATTCATCAACATCAATCCTATTTAATCTAACAGCATGGAATGCAACAACCGGTATCTTCTCGGGCAATCTGTGCAACACGATTTCTTCCAATCTTGGTGCAACGATCACCGGGAAACAGGGCGAAGTTGTTCGTTTCTACGATGAAACGGGTATTGATTACATCGATATGATCGTAAATCTGGCAGATTACGATGCATTGACAGTTCCGATCTCGTTCAATCCACCGTCTGTGCCAGTTCAGTTGAACATCGATTTGTTCCCATCGTTGCGTCTCGACAGTCAGGTCTTCTACCTCGGCGCCGGACAACTAAACGGCTCAAATCAGCAAATTACGTTTATCCAAGATGGACGCCAGTTTGGTGGTGTGACCGAGAATGAACTATCGACCTCGGCTCTACAGTACATTGCGGCTGCGCCAGCTAACGTAAGTCAGAATGGTGTCCTTCGTGGACTTGCTCTAAATAGCCATACGGCGCTCGCGGCAACATTCCAGGGCGGAGCAGTATTGGTCAATGGAGTTGTTAAGGAAATCAACAACTTCACTGTTAATATCCCGGCTGTTCAAGACAACAACGGCGGAACGCCAATCAACGGTGTGAACTGGGTTATCTGTGTTAACCAAAAAGCAGAGATTCAGACCATTCCTATTACGGACTACGACACTACGGTCAATGCGATAAACAATCCTGGTCGATTGCTTACTCTTTACAATCCAACGACACTTGTATCGTACCCGGTTGATTCAACAACATTCTCATCTTTGCTCAATACACGCAAAGATTTGACACCACTCTATCTATTCAATCAGCAGGGCGCATCGGCGTTTGTGACCGACGTTCGTAAATTCATTCGGAACTCGGATCAGAACATCTCCCCAGTGTTGAGCGCGGACCCGAGCACTGGGAACTTCTCACAGTTTGCAGTGGTTAATGCGTATCTCAAATACAATTCGTCTTACGAATCTCGCATCAAAGTAAAAGGCAGCAATTCAATTCTTGGCGCTTTGACACTGAGTTATCCTCAACCAGTTGATTTTATTGGTGATGGAGCTGGGGCCTTTGTTTTTCAGGCAAACTCACTATTTGATATGTTTTCAGTTGCCAATTTTGAAAACATAACGTTTACATTCCTTGGTGGCGGATTCACCGGTCTAGCTTTCCAGGCAGGAAGCGTATCAACATTCAATAACTGTACTTTCAATGACGGGTACGGCATCAACTTCTTTGAAGGTGGGCAAGTAACGTTCAATAACTGTACGTTTAATTTCGGTACCACGTTGGCGATGCTTACCAACGGTGGCAACGTAACGTTCAATAATTGCAACATTATCTTTGCAGCTGTAAACACAATCACGATATCTTCTGGCATGACGATGGCGTTCAATGGCTGCACGATGAGCCTTGCCCCTGGAGCGTTCTTATCTTTTGCTGCCGGGTCTTTTGCAAGCTTCAAGGGTTGCACAATAACTGTGAACGGTCAGACTGGTTTCAATGTTAAAAGCAACACAACGTTCGACGGATGTAACATCACGTACAATTACGATGCAACAAATGATGCAACGTGGTCGTCGTCTTACCTAGTCAACTGCACCGGTCCATCATCGCCTCAGACACCTCCTCCCACTGTTAGCTCGGCTACGTATGGAGCAATCGCTGGTTTGTTCTCAGACCAAACCATTCAGAACATCTATATTCGTAACTGTAAGTTTACAACGACAACGGTCAATCGTTACCCAGTAATCTCGTTCTACGCCGTTCAAGCTAATGCTGCGGCTGACACATTTCTGTCGAACTTCTACATCGAGAATAATCAGTTCATATCTACGACATCGGTAGATGATTTGGCTCCGGCGTTTGCGCTTCTAACTGGTCACCCGGCCGGGTATACGAGCGGCAACGAAGCTCCGAAACTTATCAACTGTCACATCAATAAAAACTATTGTGACAAGAATCAGATGATTTTCTTGGGCGCACAGCGAAACGGTTCGTCTCCCGGATCATCTACCGCAATGATCAACGTTCACATCGAAAATAACGTGTGCGGTGCGATTCTGTACTGGCACCAGCTCGATTATCCACGCAACACACCGAACTTGAGCCAGCTAACTCGTGACAAGGACGAGACGCTGATCATCGCAGGTAACTCGTGTCACTTGATTGCTACGGCCTGCGAGGACGGTCTTCACCGCTACCAGACTGGTGGCGACGGAACGTACTGGATCGGCTCGACTATCATTCGCGAGAACACGGTTAACTGGGTTCAGGCGCAAATCGGCAATAATGATACGACAACGCTCTCGACGCACGCCACGACACTCCAGATATTGAATAATCGATTCCTGGCTTACTCGACGACGTTCCTTGGGAACTACATAGGAAACGTAGACGCTCTAGAGGATCGTGGAACTCCATCGAATTCGGCTATTCGTTGCGATGCGAACTCAGGTTCGGGCGGAGACGTTGGAAACGTGAAAATCAGTGGAAACATGTTCTTCGTCGGTTCTCACACGGACAACACTCTAACGCCACAAACGATTTACTATTACGACAACTGTGTATTCATGGCTCCGGGTGGGTCGATCACGGATAACACGTTCGACGGTTGCCTCAACCAATCCGGCACCGGAACGTTCATCACATATTACGGAGTCAACGGACGTCAATGCACGATTACGGGTAACCAATTCTATCGTTACACGAATGTAATCGCGTCTTACATTAATGTTACGTCTTCGTCAGGACTTGTAAGTGTTACTGGCAACTTCTTCGATTCAGAAACGGTAGATGGCGCTTCCAACTATACATTGGTTGTCTACAGCAACAGTGCATCGTTGATTCGTTCAAATCTTGCCAACCTGCACAGTTACTCTGAAAACATTCCACCGTTGATTGTTCCGGTTGTGCGGAACATATGCCAGCCAGCTATCTGGGGCGGTTATGTCGGTGGTGCTTCCGTCACCTACGGTTACAGCGGAAACCTTGGCGCTGGAGGACCGGGAACGACTTTGTTCTCAACGCTTGACGGTACGGCAGGTAGCGCAGGGCAAATGCAGCTTGCTATTTCGAGATTCCCGAATGGATCTACGATGAATAGCTTTAACATTACCTACGCACTAGGACATCCTGGAAAACCATGGACCGCTGGTCCGTCTATTTCGCTCTATGCGTACCCGAATAACCAGGGAGCATCTACGCCGATTACTCTATCCATAAATGGCCCTGGAGCGACCAATACAGCACAAGGAGCCACGTTCTCTTGGAGCGGGACAACACCGAGCGTTGGTACATATGTATGCACCATACCAGGCGGCCTTGTGCTGGACGATTCGAGTTTTAGCTATATCCTTCAGATTCAGTCTCCTGATCCGTCCGGATTGGCTTACGCTTCTTGGGCAGCGCCGATTATCAACGTGTCGATCTACAATCTAGATCCAACACGGATGTAATCATTCGCAGCACAACACGGCTTGTCCGCTCGGGACTCCTGCGTCGTGCTCGACGAATTGGCTCGTCGAAGAGTAGTAGCTACAATTCGGATAGCGCTGGGTAAACGTCAACGTCAGGTAGTACGGCCCGTCGTTGCAGTAGTACGACGTTCCGGCGTTCGGTAAGCTTAGACCTGGGCAGACTCCACCGGCCCCGAAATGTTGGGTGCAATCAAGCCCGCACTGGGTCGGGCTCGTTGCAATACCCGTTGTTTCTCCGGCATCGTTCACAACGATCCCAGGTGCTCCGCACGTGAAGGTTGTGTCCTGACACGAGCACACGACCGGGTTGCCGCAGTTGTCAGTGAACGTGCCACATTTGGTATCGGCCGCTCCACATTCGAACTGACCTTGGCAGGCTGCGTCAACGCCTGCATCTTCGCTTCCGCCCGAGCTGGAACCAGACCCTCCACCGCTGGAAGAGCCGCTCGACGAGCCCGAGCCTGACCCCGACCCCGAGCCACTAGAAGAGCCGGAGCCGCCTGAGCTGGAGCCAGAGCCGGAGCCAGAGCCGCCATCCGTTCCGCCACTGGAACCGGGGTTGTTTACGACGACTTCCGTGGTCTGAGGAGTGCCGCCGCACCCGATTCCGCTCAGAAGGCACGAGATCACAGTGAATTTCGCTACATGTCGCATGACTAGCTCCCTGTCCTTGGTTGAATAGCTTGGTCAGTTTCGAGGTCGTCGTCATAGAGTAGATCGACTTTCCGACATGTCAACTAAAAGCATCCGATTATGAACGAGCCTCGTAAAAGATAGTTGGAATTAAAGTAGCACTGAATAAGCCAATCCTGACGGATGCTACTTTTCTTGCATCAAATAAGGATGTGCCCCACAAATAACTTCTATCGTTCGGATCTTCCTGGGTTGAACTACATCATGCAGAACAGCATGATTGTGTTCCCGAAGGAAATCGTCGTCGCGACATTACGAGAGTTCTTTAATAAGGATTCATTCTACCATTTCGTCTACGACGAGTACGGCTTCCCTAAGACTCCTGATCAAACCGATCTTCCTCAGGATGCTGGCTACCACGACGATCGTTCGACACGTCTCTTCATAGGCGAGAGCTATCGCTACGACGTTGTGTTCTACCCGGCGATCATCGTTCGTCACGGTGGAGCCAGGTTCGTACCGCTATCTTTCAATAACGAGCGGTCAAGTATTCAATGGGACTGGGACGTATACAAAGACAACTTCGGGAACATTAAGACATTTAAGGTTCCACAGTCGTTTATCTATGCTGGAGGCTACGAAGGCACGATTACGATCGATATCATGACTCGAAGTCTCCGATCTCGGGATGATCTGATCGAACTGGTTACGATTTTGTTCGAGGACGTTGAACGTGGAAACCTACAAAATGCAGGTTTCTTCGTTAAGGGTGTATCGGCGGGGGCTGGCACGGAAACCGAAGATCGTAACGACAAGCTATTCAAGCAGACTGTGTCTATTACGTATCGTTCGGAATGGAGACGTAATATCCCGATCCGGAACGTATTGGAAGTTCTTAATTTTGTCATCGACTTCAGGGACCTATCGAACCCCAATTCACAGGTCGCTCCTGGACTAGAAATCAATTACCAACAGACTTTGGTAGAAATACTATCTAATCTTTGAGTCGAAATATCAAATTTCTAGTATCTAGGATAGACTTCTCTTTCATTACGCCTGGAATTCGACTTCGTTTCGACGCCTCAAAATATCGGGATCAGGCAATAACAAGACATTTTAGTTGAATTAACTTTCAGAGGAATTAGAATATGGCTAACATACCAGGCGCAAGTAATGCAACACCAGGCGTTTATGTAGAGGTAGAAACACTGACAACAGGCGTTTCTGTTCCTGGTGGCGCACGAATCGTCGCAATAATGGGCGAAGGTCAGAGAAGTGAAGTTATCGTTTCATCAGCTATCGGCGGTGGGAACGATGGACTAAACGCAACCTATACATCAGTATCGGGAGCGGATGGACGACACTTCTTATTGAGTCTCTTTCCAGAGATTGCTAATCGCACACAGTTGTTTCGTAATGGAGTCCTTCTCAAGGGTATCGAAGAGAAGATTGACTCCGGGACATTTAGTGATGCATTCGACTATCGTCTCGACCCGACCACGGGCGAGATTGAGTTGCAGCAAGCTTACCTGGTTGACCAGGGTGGCTTGTTCTACAAAGCCGGAGCAATCAACGTAGGTGAAGGCACGCTTCAGAACTTAGCTGTTGTGGACACGAACGCACCGACCGAAACTTGGTCGATCAAGTGCATCTCGGTTCAGCGTGACGGTTACGGTAACCCGGTCCCACAGACTGCACGGTTCCTAGCTTTCGGTACGATCAGCGGATCACCACTAGACGGTTACGGCAACCCGATTGTTTGGTTGTCAGACGGTGTCGTTGTAACGAACGGAATCTTGTCATTCGCTATTGCTCAGGACATGACACTCAGCGCCCCTGATTTTATTCAGGGTGATATGTTTACGGTCCAGGTACAGAGTGGTTCACTAATCAAGAATGATTCGTTGACTGCTAGCTATATCGCGGTCTCGGACATCAATAATCCAGTTTTCTATACAAGCATGAAGGATGTCACGGCGAACTGCGGTACGCCAAGTGTCACTCCGGCTGCAAATATCTCCGATTCAATTGTCGTGAACAATGCTCTATCGATGGGTGCTCAGCTTGCATTCGCAAACGGCACACCAGGCGTTATGGCATTGCAGACCGCGCCAGCACTCCCACGTCGTACATCGTACATCCTTTCGGATAAGGTTGTTGCGACGAGCACAAATGTTGAAGATTATCTTTTCCCACTTCCAACAGGAGTTGTGCCGGATTTCAATTCAGACATTCACTTCTTCGTAACGAATCCGACAACGGGTGTTGAGAAGCAGATCATCCCGAACAAGGTAGAGTACTACACGGTCGGATCTGACCCAACTGTTAGTCAGTTTGTTTTCGATACAACGGATTTCGGATACGACTATACCGTTATCGAAGAGCCAGAAGTAACGAAGTACGCACAGGACGGTGTCCTCGAAGCTTCGATCAACATTCCTGGTGTCGCGACTCTCAGCAGCGGAACATTCTTGTTCACGCAGCTCGATTACAACGGCGGATTGAACGAAGTTAATATTTTCGACACAACCAATGCTTCGAACATTGGAACATACTTCGTCGGTGGAGTACTGAACGGTGAACTGTATATCACAGCGGGTGACTTTGTTAACGAAACAAACCCACTCATCAACGGCGCAACACTTGCTACCCTAGGTGGTACGACGGTTCCATTCGGAGCCGGTACGGTAACGATTACACGCGGTGCTCAGGATCAGGATGCTCCACCGTTTGTCAACGGGACATACACAACGGCAACGTTGACTGCGCCATCTGCGCCATTTACCAGCGGAATGGTTGGTAAGTACGTCGTGATTCAGGATGCAACTAACCCAGGTAACAACGGTACATTCCTGATTACGGCGTTCACGTCTACATCGGTTGTAAAGATTAGCAAGTTCTTCCTCGACGAGACACAGGTTACGTTCGAGGTGGTCGATACGAGCAGCACGTCTTCTGAGATCTTGATCAACCAGTCGGTCGTACCGAACGGTTACGGACTACGAGTTACGATTGTCGATGCACGCGATGCTTCGTTCTACGATGCTGGTTGGATTAACGCTTTGGCTTCTTTGGAAACGGTCGATGTTGATATCGTCGTGCCACTACCAAACCAGACCATTTCTGCAATTTTCCAGAACACGGTTGTTCACTGTATTACACAGAGCAACATTCTGAACAAGCATGAGCGTGTCGCGTTGATCGGAGCTATCTCCGGTTTGACAGTAGACAATGTTCTTGGAAATACGCTTGCGGCAGTTGAGAGCTTGGGAGTTTTGGAAGGTATCCATGGTAACACTGTAACAGAGATTCTGAACGGTGATATCTCCGACCTAGCTAACTACTCAGTCGATGCAGCATTTGGAGACACATTCCGTTGCCAATATTTCTATCCTGATACGATCACGGTCCAGGCCGGAACATCGCTCAATCAGGTTCACGGATTCTATATGGCAGCTGCGGCCGGTGGTTTCTACTCCGGTACACCAAATGTCGCGATGCCGTTGACAAACAAGGTTTTGTCCGGATTCACGATTGCGAGCACGGACATGTACTCTCCAGTCATTCAACGCGAGTTGGTTACTGCGGGAATCTGTTTGGCTCAGCCAGTATCGGGCGGTGGATTGATTGTCCAGGGATTGACAACTACGAACAGTGGTTTCCCAGAAGAGCAGGAGATGTCGATCGTATTCATTCGTGATGCGATTGCGAAGTCTCTACGTACAGGCTTCCAGGGATACATTGGATTGCCAGAAGATCCATCGTTGCTCGCATCGCTCACATCGCGAGCAGAAGGTCTCCTAACATCGTTCATCGGACAGGGTTTGATTACAAAATTTGCAAGTTTGATTGTCAAGCGTGATCCGGTTGAACCACGTCAGTGGGATATTTCAGTGCAGGTCCAGCCAACTTACCCAGTAAATTGGATCTACATTCAGACAAGCGTCGGAACAATTTCTGGATAAACAGGTATAACTTAGAGGATTAACAAATGGCTGGACAATACCCGCAAACAGGCACTCCAATTGGTGGACCAGGAGGTACGAATCGTACTCAGGTATCACTCTCGACTAACATCATCATCAAGGTTGGGGTTGAGGCTGTAGGAGCATTGCAAAGCATTACGATCAACGAAACTCGTTCGGTCAAGATGATTGATGAAGTTGGAACAGATGGTCACATCGACTCAGCTCCAATGAAATCGGTCGATATCAAGGGAACTTGCAAACGTGTCCGTTTGGACCGCTTGCGTGTTGCCGAGGCGTTCAGCCGTGGCTATGTCCACGTGGCTTCGCAGCGATACCCGTTCGATATCGAAATCATCGACACACAGAACGCGCCATCAGATAGCACCGACCCACTGAATGATCCAGCAACGATTGTAACGAAGGTTTCAAACGTATGGATTACCAGCACTGGTGTAACATACAGCGCAACTGACTTTATCATCATCGAGGATATGAGCTTCGAAGCTGAAGTTATCAAGAGCTTCTTCGTCGGTGGTAACACGGCAATTGCAGATGGTGGAACACGTAACTTGACATTCTTCAAGGATCCAATTGAGCAGTCTACAGACGTCGGTGGACGTCGTGGCTCGATGGATGCCCCAGGTTTGATCAATGCATTCTTAGGCGGAGCGTTCTAAGTAAGAACATAGTTATACCCGGCGATATATACTGCTCAGTAAGTCTCAAGAATAAAGGAATAGTATGCCACCAGGAATTAACAGCTCGATCAATAATCCTCAGCAACAGGTTAGACCTCGTCGGGAACATCGTACATTCGAAGTTCCCGATGTTACGTCTGAGCAGCCCCCGCAACGTGGATTTGTCGGGGCTCCTCCTCAGTATGGTGACATGCAGGGGTCCGAGCTTTATCAGCAGCCCCAATATCAGCAGGCTCAAGGTCAGCCGGTTAATCCATATCGTGAAGAGCACGATCGTCAACGTCGTCAGCAAGAGATGGTGAATCGTTCGGAGGAAACTGCGCGTATTGAAGCTGAGATGTCTGCGCTTCGTCGTCAGAAGACTTCCGGCAATATCCCGATTTCGTCTTTTGGACGTGAACGGATGGAGTATCTCGCCGGACTAGGCCGCATCAAAAAAGATGTTACGGTTCAAGGTGGAGACCACCCGACTGTTTTTTCCTTACGTACGTTAAAAGCACGTGAGATGCGTGAAGCTGTGCGAGCCGTAACGAATGTGCCGAAACTTGAGATCGTATTCGAAGCGAGACGCCAAGAACTTGCCTACGCCATCTATCGTATCGACGGAGTACCGATTGATCAGGTATTGGGTACAGAAGATTTTGAAGCACGACTCGAATGGGTTGAAGACCTTGACCTTTCTTTACAGAAGTATTTGCATGCTGAACTTGGAGCGATGGATAATCAAGCTCGTGACAATTTTGCGATCAAGACTGATGCACAGTTGAAAGAGGTTATTGAAGACGCAAAAAAATAGCCGCTGAACCGGAACACCGGTTCATATGGTCACTTTGTAAAATGTGGCGTTGTAAACCTAACGATCCAATGATCGAAGATCTTGAGCCAATTGAGAAACTGTATTTGTTTGAGCAGTGGGTTCAGGATCGTCGAGAAAAAGCTGAGAGCCAACGGCATCTTGCTTTGTTTATTGGATCATTCACCAACCCAGAAGCAGCCAAACGTATCCTTGATGCCGAGGCTAATACTTACGCATCTGATGATACGGAGTTCGAACTCCTTTCGCAACGAATTCACCAGGCGAACTTGGACAAAGACAGCCAGAGCAACTCTGGTCCACGTCGTCGTCGTAAGAAGAAAAAGGTAGTTGGATAATTACGGGGTATCTGAATGGCAGTAGCAGACGAAGCAGGTAAATTACTAGAAGGTGTTGGTCCGGCAGTAGACGCTCTTGAGCGTCTTGCCGGTACGTTGCCTTCAATAACTACCAATCTTGGACACTTTTTCGAACAGTTCAAATCGCTCATGCCAGCAGCCGAACGATTCAAAGATACTGCCGGATCATTAACTGAGAAACTAAATGCATTCGGGACCGGCGCTATCAATCTTGGTTCTAACCTAGAACATGTTACATTGGATTTGCTTGGTGCCGCTGAAGGTTTCGATCAACTTGGTGGCTCAGCATTAACAAGCGCTTCTTCTATTAGCGAAGCTGCGAAAGCATTAAAAGAACATGTCGCTAATGTAATAACAATAGCAGAAAAACTTGGTGGAAAGATCCCTGGCGCAGACATGTTGATCAGCGCTTTCAAAAATATAGGTGATAACGCTATCGGTGCAGCCGAACGAACTCAGCAATTAGAAAAAGGGTTCATGGCGTTGAATGTTGCCGGTGGCGACTTTAAAAACGTGTTCGATGATAATCGTGGATTAACGGACATTGATAGTAAAATGGCGTCTTTCAATGAGAAGATGCAGCAGATTGCTAGTGCAACCGGTATGGCTCCGAAAGAGATCTCGAAGTCACTCACTGAGCTTTCGACTATTCCTACTGCGCTAAGTGGTAATGTGAAAGTAGCTGGTGAATCGATGGACACGTTAACGGCTATTAGTAAAATTGCTGCTGGGTCGATGCAGGAGACATCACAGGTTATTAAAGATGCTCATTTCGCTTATGAAAATTTAAGTGGAGACCTTCAAAAACAAATCCAATATTCAGCTAACTTGGCTTCTGCGCAACAGTCTCTCCAGTTGCCGATGGGAGACGTTCGTGATGCTGTCCAGAGTGTAGCTGGTCAATTCGCTATGATGTCAGACAATGTTGATGATACAGTTAAGGCAATGGGATTGTTTATCCCTGCAATGGAAGGTGTAGGATTGTCCGGGCACCAAGCTACGAAAGTGTTCGGCGATATCATGGGAGCGATGTCAGGCTTGAGTGATGCAACCGAGTCGTACATCAGTACGACATCCGGTGGAGCCGGAGGCCTGCAAGGTGTATTTGCGTTCGAAGAGAAACTTGCCAATGATAAGAAGGGCGCTGCACAAGACCTGATGAAGACGATGAAAGACTCCGTTGGAGGAGAGATCGTGACACGCGCTGAAGCCGCAGCCGATATCTCGGGTCAGGCCGCTTCACAATACGAGAAACAGCGTGAGATGTGGGAAAAGATCACAGGAAAGAAACTAGATAAAGGTGAAGAGGCGAAGGTCTTTCAGGCAATGAAAGAAGGACGATTTGAAGGTCAAGGACTAGAGCCACCAACTGGTGATAAAGCAGTTGCTAAAACTGCTGAACAAGGCTCGTCGGTCCAAGACAAAATGCATACGTCTGTGACCGAGATTCGTAATGCGGTCAACGCAATTGCTGCGGCCCAGGATATCCAGCTTGGTATTTCGATACTTAATAAAGACAAGCAACTAACCGGGGCCGATATCGCAAAGCATTCGAAAGATGCTCAAGGTAATGCGGCAGCAATAGAACGTGGTTCCGGATTGTCTCCAGATGAACTAGTTAAAAACAAACTAATTGAAGCAGGAGAGTATGCCAAAAATCTTGCTACTGGTGCTGTAAAAGCATTTTCTGATCAAGATGCTGCGAAAGAAGCAGATGATAAAGCGGCTGCGGCTAAGCTTGCCCAGATGCAGACAGCGGCCGGAGCTACACCGACCTCTGTTCCGACATCGACTCCAGCGCCACCGGCTCCGTTCATCGGTCCGCCTCCACCACCTCCGACATCCACTCCCGTTCCAACAGCTACCAATGCACCTGACATAACCAAAGCGATCGAAGCTTCTGTTGGTAAGGCGAAAGACGAGCAACGAACTATTGGAGTATCTCCAGATGAACAGAACCGCGCCGTTCATGAACGGATTGCTGCCGCAACGGCTGCCGCTAGCCCGGTAGGTCCGACAGCGAGCAATGTCCGTACTGCCGCCGAAGCTCAGCAAGCAGCCCCTCCAGCGGCACAACCGGCACAAACGACGATCGCTGTAACGGGTGAGATCAAGGGTGTTTGCATCAAGTGTCAGCAAGAGACGATGGTTGATAATGTTGCTGCTACTGCTACGGCGATGACAGAGAACCGTCAAATCATGAATCGCACGGGCGGAGCCAATCGCAATGCCTAATTTGGCATCTGTGTATGACTTATCTCGATAGTTCACTCGTAGGCTCGTCATTTGCGAACGGGGCCAATTCAGGTGCTCAGGGTTTACCATACCAGAGCATTCCGTATGGTATTAAAGCGGCCAATCAGAAACGCTCTGTTGTAAATTGGTTTGTGCCGGAATTCGGCGTTGTTGCGATGTATGTCAGCCCGGAGTCGATTCAATACAACAACAAAAAGATCATCTCGAAACAACTCACAAAAGGTGGATACCTAATCCAATACTGGGGAGAAGATCTGACCGAGATTGATATGCGTGGCACGACCGGTTCATCCGGTGTCGAAGGGCTGAATCTTCTTCATGAGGTCTACCGTGCCGAGCAACTTAGTTTTGACGCAGTCGGGCTGAACTTGGCTACGGCTCAAACCAGTTCGGGACTCAGTTCGATTCTAGGAGATGCCGGTTCTGCTCTCTCGGGCGCCGGAACAGGCGGTAGCTCGACATCTGTACTCGGATCAATCGGTAGTGCGATCGGTGGCGGCATCTTGGATGCTGATGCAACGTTTGGTGGCGCATTACCACAGAACACCACGACATTGGTAAGCATGGCGCTTGGCGTAGAGATGTATTTTAATGGATGGGTATTTCGCGGTTACTTTACCAGTATGAACTGGACCGAGAGTACCAATTTCGTCGGTGGATTTGATTACACTATTCACTTCGTCGTAACACAGCGTCGTGGATATCGTACGAATAATATGCCATGGCAGCGTACTCCGACGTTGGGCCCGAGCAATAACGGTTATGGCGGTATTCCGTTGACATTTCAGCAAACAGCACAGGCGACCAATCTAATGAATCCAGGTCGTTTACTAGCTGTAAACAATACTTCGAATACAGATCAGAACGGGCTAAACATCGGAGGAGTGCCGGTAGATGTAAGTGTTCAATTCTAACTGGTTAGTTTCGATATATTACAGTAAAGGCCGGTTAGATGTCAGACTTTTTGTATAGTTTAGGTCAGAAGATTGCTTCACAGTTCGGTGATGGTAACACAACCCGAAATGCTGAAGACAAAGTAGCCGATGGTGTATTCGGTGCTACAGGCGGGATGGGTGGGATCTCGGGGCAATTCGATAGAACGGCGGAACGCAGGTACCTCGAAGAAGGGTTCACTGCCTACTCTCGTTCGCCAAAGGTGTTCGAGATTCTGATGGCGCAACCAGATGTTACGGTTGTCATCAAGAAAAAAGAATTCGCCTCTCTGTCTCAGAACAATATTCCAGAGTTCAAAGACGAGCAGGACTCGTTCTTCATGACCGCTAGTTCTATTCTGTTTCAGAACAAATGTGATCAGTTCGCTACGTACGAAAGACTATCCAAGCTCGACACAATCACCTCACAGTCGAACCAGGTTGACTACGGAGTCCTTCCGACATTGCTCAGTTTGTACGATACGGCCAACGGTATCGGTGGATTGTTTAACGGTGGCGGTTCGATATTCAGCGCTTCGTTTACGAATGCCATGACACTCATTCGAGATATCGTTGCTTTCAGTCAGCCACAGCAAACAACGACGTGGACAACCGATCCGAACGCATTGTACCAGAACACGTACGGGACCGGCACAGGCGTTATGGAGTTGACTACCGTGTCTCGTGTCAATACGGACGTGGCGTTGAAATGGGGTGGTGGAGGGTTCAGCTTCACACTCGAAGACCCGTACGGACTTAGCATCGTTACACCGAATGATATCGAGGTAGCGATCTCGGCTGCATTCAACATATTCAATCAAAGCTCGGCTGTGAAAACGGCTCGGTCGCTGGCACAGACTCAGGTCACGAGTAACCAGAATCTACTAAACCAGCTTCGAACTTCGCGTGGTGCGAACATCATCAACTTCATTATCAACCCGGCCTCCTTTCCAGGAAACCGTGTAACGTTGACGATCGATGGTCTCGGATTTGAAATACAGTACAACGCGCCATTGAGCTTTGCTCCTTCCGCCATCCTGAGCGGTTCGAACATTACTCTTGATGCTTCGGCTTTGTTCGGATCAGCCGAACTAGGTAATCAAGGTGTCAACGGTCAAGAGCAAAACTACATTCAGTCAATCTTGAATCTGATGGACAGTCTGTTCTCACTCGACAGCAGTACTCAGGGACAGCTACGTAGCGACAATGCGAAATCGAATTATGTTCGCAACAAGATGACGTTGCACTACGGTGACAAACCGTTCATCTCGGCACAGGACTCGGTCCACATCTATATGATGAGTCGGAACCTTGTAGACAGAAGGGTAGCGAATGGGTTGGATGAAAGTTTCGATCCGACATCGGCTTTCAATCTGCAAGGACAGATGAGTCAAGGCCTTGCTGACTTGTCTACACAGATCAACACGGCGTTCAACCCTGATAACAATTCGGTTCAGATCGAGAAGGCTGCCTTTGTAGGTAACGATTTCCCAGATTACCTATGGCAACTCGTACGTAACCAGTTCGTAACTGACAAAGCCGGAACACACGTGTTTGCTGGGTTGGTCGGACAGGTAACAAAGGGTTGGGGTAGCGGCAAGTTTACTGTCAACGTAACCGGCTACGATAACACGAAGTATTTTGATCTAAGCGTTGTGAATGAGAACCCGGCATTGACCAACTTCAATGGACCGATCTATGATCCATTGACACCGTTTGAACTGCACCTTGATACAGTTAGTGGAAAACAGAATCAGCCTCCACAATTGCTTGGTGAGAACCAGACATTCGTGCAGCAAATGATGCCACGGTATACGTCGGGACCATACCAGGGCCAGATCGTTACACAAGCTAACTTCGTTCACCAAGACTCAGACAATCAACCTGTCGCGAGCGGTAGTTTGTCTCAGGTCTATTACATGCCTAATGGCATGCGGTATCGGTGGAAAGAAGGAATTGCTTCGTTGACGTTTACGAAGAACTCGTACAGTAACGATTTCAACACGTCGATCCCATCACAGAATGTACCGAAGCTTACTACTGACGCATTCTCTGGGCAAGACATCATGAATGTGCTGTCTCTGTTAGTTACGGGACAAGCTTACAACTTCGCTACGTTTTATCAAACATTGATCAAACAGGCCGGAGCCCTCTCTCCTGGAGCGGATTTCTTCAAGGATCCGAACTTCTACAATCAGCTTCTTTCGAACATCAAGAAGAACAACAGCCTATGGGGTAACTTCCAACCGTTCAAATCCATGAACATGAGCGACCAGGCAAACGCTCAGCAAATGATGGGCTATTCGAATGTCGTACAACAGACATCGAACCTACAGTCATTGCTTTCACAGCGTGCAAACATTTTTGATCAGCTTACAAAGGCATCCGGAGCCGGGCTGTCATCGGCCGGAACGCAACCTAATAACGTTGCATCGACAACGGCTGCAACATCTTCGACAGCCCTTCTCCAGCAACAGCTGAATGGGCTTGATGCTAATATTCAACAGCTTCAGACAAATCTAAACTCTTCATACCAATCAAATAACGTTCTAGTTATTGGAAACGATGTATCGTTCGATAACAACTCTTCAGCCGGTACACAGGATCCGGCTAGTACGTTAACTGATCCGAATGTACGTCGAGACCTTCGAAGAAAAACAAACTTCCTAGCTCGTCGATTGTTCTATCGTGTCAAGGCAAATCAAGACCAGAACTATTTCATCGTAGACAATACGTACGATAATGACATGGATATCCAGGCTTTCGCCAAAGCTATTGGAAATGACTTCAGCCTATTCGCTAATGAATATGATGTCGTTGGTCATCAGATTCAGGCTGTTGCAGAGAAACTTGATCTCGAAGTCTATGCCGATACACAAGGTCATATTCAGGCACGTGTTCCGCAATACAATCGAGTTCCAAACAGTGTGTTCTTGAACATGCTACGTTACAAGGAAACAACCGGTATACAGATCTTCCCGCAGTTTCTACAGAACCTCTATAGCAATCAGGTCACAGCCGCCATTCAAACGATCGAGACGATGGAGAACCAGATTCGTTTGTATGCGTTGGCGTTGGGTATCAGTAATGATAACGACATCATCTACAAACTTAATCTTCCTATTGGAGAGTTCGCCTTCTTGTCTAATTCGCAGACATGCAAAATAACGAATATCGATTTGCTAAAAGTATTCACCAATCCTGATGATCAGTCTGTATCGAATTTGGCAAGCTTTTCGGATAACGTAGCTGATCAAGCTTCGAACGTACAGTTTGCATTTACTACAGCGACCCAAGCCAATTTGATTGTCAAGAAGTTCAATGCCGGTGTTGGTAATCCGAAAAATATACCGATTGCCAATTCGAATGATCCGGCACTGACATCTCGGTACACAACTGTTTCAAACGCTATCTTTGCTGATACCGGTATCGCTCCGGCGAACCTTCAGTCATTGTTCCCGACCAGTACAGGTGGCGTTGCGAGTGCGGCGGATGTACTGAGCATAACGAATCAGATTGCCAAAGCTATCAGTTCGCGACAGATTCAAATCAAGTCTGCCTCGGCATTACTCGATACGCTAACAGCAGCCGCGCAGAACCAGATTAGTCCGAATGATCCGTTGAATACTTTGGATGCTAACACGATTGCATTCCCTGGGTTGTACGACGGGAATGTTCCGGATGTTCTGGAGCACATGATTGAGGATGAGACGTACGATGACTACGGGCCAGGCTCGGGTTCGCGTTACATCATCAAGGCTAATCAGATCATTGGCTATAGCATTACCGAAACACCACCTCAGTTCAACTTCGTTCAAGTCAATGGCATCTTTGCTCAAGGCGAAGGGCTGGATCTACTAACTGGCCCGAACGGGTTGAACCTTCCAGGCGGTGGTAACACGTTGACCACGGCTTATGCAGCTGACTATGACTTGTGGAGAATGTACGGATTCCGTGCAGCGAACGCGGTCAACGTTCCGTTCCTATCTGATCCGGATACCCAGCTTGCTCCGTATGCAGTGTCGTTGTTGAACCGTGCTCGTGGACAGATTCTAAACGGTACGATTACGATCGCTGGTAACGAGTTTATGCAGGTTGGAGAGGTCGTATTCATCGAACCAGAGAACATGCTGTATTACGTTGAGAAAGTAAGTCATTCGTTCGAGTTTGGAGGCAAATTCACTACGACACTTAAGCTTTCCTACGGTCATCACGCCGGACATTACATACCGACAGCGTTCGATACGATTGGTAAAGTGATGTTCAAGAATCGTCAGAACATGAACCATGTCGTTCTACGTAACGTCAATTCGCAGAGCGAGCAGAATATCGGCGCGATTGTTATTCCGACGACAAAACCAGCTACGAGTCTGCAAGACTGTTTGAATGATGACAAATATGGTAACGCTAATCAGTATGCGATTACGAACATCGCGCAAGTAGCGTATGGATTACTAGGTAGCCAAAGCAATTCGAAACTTGAGATCAGAACGTACTATTATGACACCAACGAACCAGCTAGCGGCACGTTGCAAACCATCGCAAACCAATTGAAGGCTGCTCTTACGACCAAACAAGGTTCGTCAGGATCGGTCTTGGCTCCATCCAACAGCAACGTACAGATCAACGCACTGCCTGCAAATCAAGTATCGGTCATCTCATCTCTAGATATGGTGTCACCAACCACGACAAAAGGGCCATCGGACAAAGCCTGGACTTATGCTCTGAATCTTGCCGGACCTGGCGCTTCGACAAAAGCCATTCAAGTACAATTGACAGAAGGCGTTATAGATCTATGGATAACCTACAATAACCCAGCAACGACAGCTCAGGGATCAACCCAGGCGCCATCGGGTCAATAATGAACGCACCGCAACAACAAAAGATAATCAACAAGGTACCGGGAATTGCCACGAAGGGCACGGTGCAGAGTATCGTTTCAAGTTCGCAGGTGATGGTTTCGCTCGACACGACCGGTGTCAAAGTTAAAGCAAGTTACTACCCTGCGTACAACGGTGCGAATGGCCATTTCATCGGTGGTCAGATGCAAGAGGGGACGCCTGTCTTGGTGCTCCAGGGTGACGGTGGGTTGTACTACATCATTGCCATCTTACTAAGTCCGTACCAAACCATCTCGTTTGATGGTGATGAGCTGATTGTATCGAGTGATCAGTACAACACGGTCAGGCTTGACCCAGATACATACACAACGATCGGTGACCAGGTAAACTCACTGCGCGTCGATGCGAAGCGCGGTATCCTGTCAAACAACTTTGGCGGGAACTACTCATTCAACGATGCCTCGATTCAGGTCGATGGGATTGTTCGTCGTGACATGTTCCCGAACCTTAATGACTTCTCTGTTCGTCGTGATGGGCACGAGTTCGACGATGACTTGAAAGAGATCTGTTTTGATCCGAGTTCGATTCCGAGCTTGACGACAAGCAGTTCGGCTGTGCGGAACCCACAGTTCGTTGAGAAGCGCGAGTTGGTGTACGAGTTCGCTCACTCAACCTTCTTCTCTACCGACGCCCAAGAAATTCAAATCATACAGAACGGTCAGTTGCCAGAGGACGAGTATTTCTACAATCGTCGTGAAGCACGAACTGATCTTCTCAGCTTGACCCAGTTCGAGCCGAACTACTTGATGGAGACGGTCAAGGGAACGGTAGTCGATATCTATGGCAACATCCTTGATCTAAATCGGAACATTCTTCCAGCCGGTAAAGAAAAGAACCTATCGTTTATCACTAATACGGACAAAGAAGATGCCTACGTTCGCATCCGTGAGGCTGAGCGCAAGAGCATCGCGTATCACTTCGAGATCAATGCACGTAAAGGCAACCCGCCCGATTCACAGGGCAACCAGCCAAAGAACCCGACTCTTCCACCGCTACCCGACATCACGACAAACAAAGGGTTCGCTAGGGATCGTAGTCAGTTCTTTTTCGATGTAGATAAAGAGGGACAGTTCAAATTCAACGTTCCGGCATCGAGCGAAAAAGGTAACATTCCGTTGACCGTACGGGCCACAAACTCCAGCACGATCTCAGCTGTGCAGAACAGCGATGATGTGAATCAGTTTACGTTCGACGGTCAGCCTTCAGAGAACCGATTCCAACGTCGTGACTTGTATCTCGACACGATTGCGTTCAATGGTGGATCGATCTCGATCAATGACCCGGACAATACAACCGGGTTCGCGACACCGATGGATCGCCTTTCTAACCAGCCGATCAAGCATGGAACGATCTATCATGACATCACGCAAATATGCGCGGCGCAACGTAGCCCGGTCACCTATGAGTATCAGCCTGTCAACACACAGATCAGTACGATCACGTATCCTACAACGTTTGTTAGCACAGCTATCAATGTGTCTGGTACAAGTGCGAATGCCGGTGGGCGTTCAGGTCAATTGACATTCGACGGAATGATCGAAATGAATGTCGGTGCCAATACGATTGATAAACAGTCAATCTGGCTCGATACGCAGGGATCGCTACTTGGTCAAATCGGGCGTGATTTGAACGGGATCAGCGTAGGATTGTCGTTGACTGGAGATTTGCTCGTAACAATAGGAGGACCGGATGCTGGAATGGCTCCGTCAGGTCCGATGACGAATAATATCTCGGATCCAAGGTTTGTGAGTAAGGGAGCTAATTTGGCCATGCGTCCCGGCACGGTAGACTTCCGAATCTATCAGCAGACAGGTGAATTTGCAGTTGTTCGAGTAGATCAGTTCGGATTAACATTCCTGACACCGACTAATATTTCAATGGTAGCTGGTCAAGATTTGATGTTAAAAGCTGGTGGGCAAGTATGTATCGATGCAGAGGAAATTGTATTCTACTCAAATGATACAAATGCATTGCGAGTTGTTCAGCGTAGCGGTAGCTCGATCTTGTAACCTGGATATATAGAGAAGAACAATGCCAGCATATTCAGGTGGAAGAGAAGCAACGCAAAAGCGCTATTATGAAGCGAACAAGGACGAAATCCTGGTTCGTGGTAAGGAACAGTATCATCTGAACATCGAAATTGAACGCGATCGGTGTCGAAAATATCGTGAAACGAACAAAGAGTTGATTAAACAGCGTCGAACGATACGAGCAAGGGAACTGCGTAAAACAGATGAGTTATTCAAATTGAATGCGAATGTTTCTAGAATGGTAAGACATATGTTTCAACACATAGGCGCTTCTAAAAATGGTCGTTGGAATAAATTGCTTAGCTATAGTGTTGATGAACTTAAACAACATCTAGAAACACAGTTTGATTCGTGGATGAATTGGAACAATTACGGTAAATACGAAAAGAAAACATGGATTGATACGGATCCTTCTACTTGGGTGTGGCAGATCGATCATCTCTCTCCTCGATCGTTGTGTAAAACAGCGGAAGAGATCATAATGTGCTGGAGACTTAGTAATTTACGACCTTATTCGGCCAAACAAAACATGATTGATGGTGTCACTCGTGTTCGACACGGAGTAACTAATGCCGTGTGATCCTAGTAATAACACCGTAAATATGCCTTCTACTCCGGGCCCTTCTTTGCCTGGATTTCCGTCATTCACATTCCCAAACATCAATATCCCCGGATTACCTATCCCGGCAGGCTTTCCGGAAGATATTCTAGCACTGATTAACGCGATCTCGCTGCTATTACCAGGAGGGAAGTATACTCCGAACCTGAATCCCGATCTCGATAAGAAACTAATTGCTCCGATCCTAAAGCTATTGGATGTGTTGACGCCGTTTCTTTCGATGTACAAGTTCATCCTCCCGATTCTGAACATGATCCTCTGTATCCTTGAGGTATTGTGTGCATTGATAAGCCCATTCAAGATCGGCCCCGCAATCTCGAAGCTATTCACACAGTGTATCCCGGACTTCTTGGCGTTGTTCCCGATCTTCGCTATCATCTTGATGATAATATCATTGATAAAGCTAATCATTGCTTTGGTCAAGTATATTATTCAAGAAATCCTCCGAATCATTCTTCAATTGCTAAAGAACGTGTTTCTATTGCAAAAGATTATTGCTCGCCAGGATACCAGGTCAGCACTTACGGCTCTTCGAAAGATCGGCTCGCTCCTTTGCTACTTCAGCAACTTGTTTGCCGTTCTCCAGGTCATTGCACTGTTGCTCCAGGTTATCGTTGATATCTTGAAGCTATCGTTCCCGATACCTCCGTGTTCGGATCAGGCAGGAGTGAATAGCCAGTGTTGTACTCCGGATGTATGCCCGGCATTCATTAAGAACGGCGGGCCACCGGCCGGTGCGACGACCGGAACACTCCAGTATTTGAATGACGCCGGACTGGAAGTATCGGCATCGACCATCGCATTGTTCCCACCAGGATTTGCAAGTATCTTTGCTCAGCAAAGCGCCGTTCGCCAAGAGAGCTGGCAGTTCTATGACGCTACCCTGACTGGCACGAACGCATTCTACAACATCACGACAGCTATCGATGCTCCAGCAGGATTTACGTTCTTTCCTGCCGGTCAGACATACGATGCCGGGACGAACCCAGGTAAGGCCCCTTATACGATTAACCTTCGTATGCTGTACAACCCTACTCAATTCACTTATACACCGTTACCGTTGGTACCGCCTGATAGTGATGGGTATACCGGAGCACGTTTCATCCAAATTAACAATTGCATCGTTACGAAGACTCCTCCAACCCAGGCTACAGGTTGGAACGGACAACCGGTCGGACCAACCAACGGTGTGCTGTACTTGACCGGTGGACAGGCTTTCGAGGATGACGGTATTACGAAGATCACTATCGCTGGCAATCAGGCAACTCTAAATTCGTTGATTCATAACCCGATCGAAATCGTTGATGCGAATGCTCCTGACAATCCAGTTGTGTTCTCCAACGTTACCTACACGTTCTCAGTCAACTATCCAATCTTGGTTGCTGAAACATTGATCACGGTCGGGTGTATGCCTGATGTAGCGTTGACCAAGAACACGATCAACTCGATCTATGGACCGAAGGTAACGGCTGCTCAAATTACAGAACTGACCAACGCGCTACCGAACATTACCGGAACAGGCGCCGGAGCGGCAGGTAATACGACCAGTCCACCACCGAACGGTGTACCGAACCCTGGCGCGGTCGCATGTTTAAACAACGCATTGACAACGATGCGTACCAATATCAATCCAGCATCGATTGCAGTATTCCAGGCCAGCACGAACGTATGTTTGAATCGGGTGCTTGCTGATTGCAGTAACGTGATCAATCTTGCGGTGGACGCTGGTGTATCGGCAACATCGAGCGTATTTGTTGAGAGTACGATTGTGCAGTTCACAACATTGCCGATCGTCGTGACTGTTACATTGAACGATGCAAACGGGTCAAACCTTTGCGACGGTATTCCAACCGACGTCGCTACACTGATTGCGGCCAAACTGGCTCCAGAGATCACGTTCGGAGTCATCGGGCCATTCACCTATGATGGCTCGGCGTTCTTCAACGCTAACATTACTAGTACGGATTCCGGTGGCGGAACGTTACAGGTTGCCTATAACAATGATTTCATCAGTACGGTAAGCATCGTTGGAACAGCTGTATCGGTTGCGAACACTGAATTGACTTACCAATTCGTCAATACCAGCACGGTTACGAACGTTGGCGAGCCTCGCCGTAACGAGGGTGATGTCGCCCGAGACGTGACGGGAGAGTAAATGGTTGATAACACAGTTGATGAAAGCACATTCTACACTCAGCAAGATATCTCGTACGACCTACAGTCTCTATACTCAGCGTTCGTTTCGCAGATCGACGCGGTCCGCAGTTGCTTCGCGACACCGGACCAGATCAATCTAAAGCAGCTTAGTGCAACGGTCCTTCAGAACGTAATCAATGGCAGTCGTGCCTCGTTGCAAAACGTCCCGCAAGAAAGCCGTTGCAATGCATTCTACAGATTGCTTGGACTACCGGTAGTTGGTGCGGATGGGCGTTTCTACAATCCTGGATATCGCCCGGATGGGAAAACGACAACTGTGTTGAACAATCAGTTCAGCATTGCCAACACGATCACAAGCAACACTGCGCTGGTGAACATCCTGAATCTTCGTGAGTCGTTTCCGAATAGGGAACTGAAAATCCTAGCTAACCAGGATGACAATGCTTCCGCGTTAGCCTTCTCATTGAAGTACCTGCGCCCCGTTACCGGAATTATCACGACGTCCGGGCCGTTGGATCCGGATCCACAAACGTTCACCGTGACCGAACGCACAGAAGTCCTGAACTATTACTCAGCTGATGAAGATGGTAACACGGCGACCGTGCCAACAACGCTAAACCATTTGTTGAAGCCGTTTATGCCGGATCCGAGAATCGATTTTACGGTGTTCCCGGTACGTAATCGTATCGCTGTACCATTCCTGCTTGACTCACAGCGAAAACTTACTGATCAACTACTTTACACCAGACCAAGCCTGGAAAATGTAGCTCGGGTGCGATGTAACACGTCGAACAATGAAGCGGACTTCCCTGACTTGGCTCAGTTGGCAACGGACATTCAAAAGAATGGGCAAATCACCGACTCTCAGCTGATCAATTTTTCAGGTGGAGTCACCCAGTATTATCGCTCTAGCTCATATGTTTTCGACACATTCCTAAACGTATTCGATATTTTGACAGATATCCTGTACCAGTCTATTCAGACGATTGACGAAACATCGTTGCAAATTCATTGGCAACCTGTTCCGAACGCGCTTGGAGTTGAAGAGGGAGTGACATCAGCCGATTTTATCTTCAACGATCCACTCGGAAGGTCTCTTGATGATGAATTGAACAGGCTTTATTCATTGAAGCAGATCAATGATAGTGAAATCGATATCATCAAAAATGATCTCGGGGCACTTACGAATGGAACTGTGGGTGGATATGCAATGTCTTCGCTCGATTCAATCGCATTCGGAGCGACACTTAGCAATATCCCGAAGTTGTACGACAAACGAATTCTAGGAATCAACTCGAAGCGTGCCGGTCTTGGCAATCGGGCCAGCACGGCACTTCAGAATATCGCCATCATCATGGGTGATACGAGTGGGTTCGGGTTGATCGATATGTACGCGATCTATGCGGCTTTGTGGGCCGTAGATTTGACAACGTTCGTGAATATGTTCGATAACGACGCGATTCAGCGGATCAGTACCTATTCAAGTCTTCAATGCCCAGCTGTTCAGGCTCGAATTGGCTCAACAACATTGCCGAATGGTACAACAACCCTCACCACGTTTGAGACGAAGGTGAAGGAAGTTTACAACATAATCGACGCTCTATTGAAGTCCAAGATAAACAACGGATAACGGCCTCCAGTTATCACTTTTGCCGTATATAGGTATAAAGTGAGGCACCATGGCGTTTGATCTACAGCTGGTTGGCGGGGATTTGGTAATTCAGAATGGTGACTTGGCTCAGGTCACCAGCTCGAATAAATTACTTCAAGATATCCTTAAAATTGCGATTACACAGGTTGGTACGAACCCATATCAACCGTGGTACGGTTCGTTGATATCGAACACATTGATCGGCTCGGTATTGTCAGATGACATTATCGTCAACGCTGCCCAAGGGCAGCTTCAAACAGCCATTAGTGCTCTGCAAACGATGCAGGTTAGACAAGTTCAGGGTAAGGTCCCGTTAACGGCAGCTGAGCAGATCGCGGCCATCAAAAATATCAACGTGTATCGTGACCCAAATGACCTGAGGCAATTCAACGTAGAGATATCCGTTATTACGAAAGCGTATACACCGATTACTGCGGTATTTAGTGTGACGCCGTTCTAATATGGAGAAACAGTGGTAAATATACTAAATGCAGACCAACTTATTCAGAATTTGCTTGATTTCTTAAGAATCAAACAGCCGAATCTTGATACAAAGCCAGGAACAGTAGGACGAGATTTGTTTGTCGAGCTTCAGGCCAATCAACTTAGTTTGCTTTATGATCAACTTTCGCAGACAAGCGACTTGTCATCATTACAAATGTCGGTTGGCTCGAATTTGGACACATTGGCTCAAAACTACGGTGTGACCCGTAAACAGGCTGCTCCAGCAAGCGGTGTTGCGCTGTTAACGTTCGCATCGATTCCGACATCTATTCCGATTTCACAGGGCTCGCTCGTATCATCTACAAATGGAACATCGTTCACTGTTCTGAACGGTATCTCGGTTGATCCGACAAATCTTAACTCGTATCGTGCTGTCGCGACCCGCTATGGTACGAACTTACAATTTCTAGGAATCACGGATCAATATGCGGTCGAGATTGCAGTTCAGGCCACGACGCCTGGCGTCGTTGGCAACATTTCGCAATATGGTATTGTTAGCACTTCTATTTCTGGCGTTTCGAACGCAACTAACATTTTCGGATTTACCGGTGGCGTAAACCAAGAAGATGACAACAGCTTCCGTAACCGCGTACTGGCAGTCTTCAGCGGTTCGAACGTCGGTACGGCGCTCGGCTACCAGAACCAAGTCCTAACCAATCCTGACGTCATTGCGGCGGTCGTAGTTGGACCAGGCGATCCGTTGATGGTTCGTGACGGTACACAGGTCGTACAGAACCCAGATGGTTCGTTCACAATTTTGTCGGAGGGCACCGGTGGTAAAGTCGATGTTTATGTTCTTGGAACAACTATTGCTCAGTACGTGGATTCGTTCATCTACCACGACGCTTCCAATAAAAATAATCCGACTGCAATCCAGAATAATTTCGTTCTTGGGCAAATTGCTGCGGATGCTGGACTGACTGTCACGAGCAAACGAATCAATGATCTAAAAGCCAGTACACTACCGGCACAACCAGTTCAGGAATTGACGCAGGTAACCGGATCGGTCAGCGGATCGAACTATCAACTGATGGTAGTCGATGGATACGGCCGAGTCACTGGTAACTACAAGCTCATCAAAGACACCGGAGTCTACGCTGGTTCAGCCTGGGCATTCGATACGTTTGCTTGGATCGACGATCAGATTCGTGACTTCCAGGAGAACAAGATCAAGTCCCGGTTCAACAGCCAGGACCCGACAAACTTCCCGAGCGTAGAGAATATCTCATCAGCGCAATCGAACATCTCGATTACGAATGAGAACAGCATGATCAGCACGACGGATCACTCACAGATCTTTCTTGATCATGTTCCAGCAACGAATGTCACTCGCGTACTTAATTTGACAACAGGCGAGCGCTATACTGTCGTGGCTCAGAACCCTGATGGAACCGGCACAACCAACCTGACTGGCCGAGTCACGATCAATGGCAACACGCTACCTTCTACCAGCGACATACTGCAAGTAGACTACACATGGATTCTTAGCTATGACCCATACGTTGACTTTGATGGTCTATATCTACAGAACAATCCTCGTGCGGTGCAAGATAGCGTTGACTGGGGTTATTCAAACGCGATTCGTCAAGAACTTGTTACCTTCACTCAAAATGCGAGTGGCTCGTATGTTAGCGCGCTGACGTCAGAACCGATCTCAGCTGTAATCACAGCGAACCTGTTCAACACGGTCAACGCAACGGTTGTCCCGGCCACAGGAATCTTCGTCGGTCTACTTTCAGTCGTATTGACCGGGCTGACAACGCAGCCAACTTCCATTAATAGCATCGTTCTACAGAACACGAACGAAGAGATCTACGATACAGCCCAGGCCAATGGATCATTCTCAAGTGTCCAGGTAATCGTCGGTGCCCAGGTAACCTATATTTGCACGATCATTCTTCCTGGTGACACGGAGGCCATCGAAGGTAATCTTGTTACCGTGTTGATGAATGAGTCTGACATTTTTACGGTTGCCGGTACAACTGGTAACTTCACGAACAATCAGATCACGATCCCAATCGGCAACTACCCGACCGCTCCAACATCGTTCGCGGCCCGTATCAACTACATAGCGAACGTTCAGAACCTATTCAACATCAACCTTACCGATTTGCCATTGGCTCGCAAAGGGAACGGGTTCGTTCGGGATTCGTTGGAATCCAGCTCACTGTCGAACACGGGCATGTCGATTTGCAATGAGAACCAGGGTGTCGTTGGTTCCGGGTCAACCGCGACGATCACCATGTCAATCGCTAGCCCGGAATACTCTCTGCTTGCATCCAATATCATCAGCGTGATCAGATTGTCAGATGGTCTGGAACTTTGGAACGATGGGTATGCCGGTACCGTAACCCTCTCTTCAAGCAATTTCTACACGTTGAATTTGACTGGTCATAACAGCCCGGCAAATAATGACAACGTCATGATTCTGTATTCTGTACTAGATAGCACGAGAACGCAACCGATGACGTTTGTGCCAACCGTTCTGTCATACGAGTTCTCCCACGTTGGGTTGGACTCCGGAGGTAAATTCTCGTTGGCCGGGCTAACCATTCCAGCGAACATTCTTCCAGACCAGATCGTGATGTTCCGTATCTCGGATGGTCTTGAAATATCTGCGATTGGAACGATAGTAAACCAGAGTGCCGGAACGTTGGAGTTCGCGCCATCTGTCCAGCATGTGTTTGTTGGTGGTGAAGACGTAATCGTCTTGTACATGAACACGGTCAATCTACGTCAGTCGTTTACTAAGCTCAGTGCTACATTGACGGATCAGATCAACAACCAAGGTATTCTGACAGCGGTCGGAACTACCATTACGCAGGTTAGCGGAACGTTTACTGCGATCAACTCTGGGTTGGCTATCGATGTCTCCGAGGCTGTGCGGAACGCACTTGGCTTGACTTCAGCCGAACAGATCCCGTCGAATATCCAGGTGTGTCGTATCGTTAATCTCGAAAGCGTCAGTATGACTCAAGGAGTCGTAGTATCGACGATCAATACCTACGACGTGCTTCAGTCACAGATCGGGACGTCTCGGTTCTATACTGATGAAGCAATCGAGAATCCGGCGCTCGGGCCTCTTCAGATCAGGTTGCCAGCAACAACAAACAACCAGAATACACCGATCGTACTTGGTCAGACATTGCAGGCGACGTTCTATATCGCGACAATTGGTGACCAGGAGAACCTCTATTTCACTCGAAATGGAACAGTCTATGGAAACAAAGGCTGGGCACTGATCGATCAGATCTATGTAAGCAGCGGTTTCAATACGACCAGCACTGGGAAATTGACTGTTGCGACTATGAATCAGCCGGTTGTCAGCTCACGATATTTGGCCACGTATAACTACCTCGGACCTCAACCAAACGAGAGAATAACGATCAACTTCAATTACAATGGATTGATCGGAACATCCACTGTTGCATTGGAACCAAATCGCCCGATTAGTGCAGATGTTTTGATTAAAGCTGCTACCGAATTGCTTGTTGATATCACATTGGCAATAGTTGTTAATTCGACATATGCTAATGGTTCAGCTGTCGTGCTACAAAACGTGAACAATGCCGTAACTGCTGCTATAAATACAAATACACTTGGAGGTACGTTAAGTTCATCGTCATTGGTAGCTGTCGCCCAGGGAGTTGCTGGAGTTAGCAGCGTTCAGGTTACAGCATTTAATTTGGATGGGGTTGTAGGTCAAGTTCTGACATTGACAGCGCAAGAAAATCAATATTTCGTTGCAAATAGTGTGTCGGTCGTGCCTTCAGGTTCATCCTAATCGTGGTTATTAGGATATCATTGTATGGGAAATCTAAGGCTCATTCAGCTTACGACGCCATCGAGCACACAAATTGTGTGCAAGTTTTCAGCTGACCTCAATCCAGAGATCGGTATTGCAAACATTCAGATTGCGCCACAGTCAACAACTGTGCCGGTACCTACGGTACTTTTCGCAAGTATCAGTGGTCCGACACTGACGCTTACGGTCCAGCCGCTCACGCCTCTTGGTGTGTACACGGTAACGTTCGTCTCGACATCCACAACTCGATTCTCTGATATCAATGCGACCCAGTTCCTCATCGAGGACGGGCGTAACAACTCGACTCTCGTACTGGGCCCGGATGATCCTGCCAACCCGGTCTTCACCAATTTTACGAACTATCTAAGAAACAACATCTACAACCTAGAGCCTGGGTCGGTCATCTACAACTACCTCCAGACTGCCGCGTTCTTTTTGTCTCAGGCCTACTACTCAATTCTCCAGATGGGGAACGAGAACTACCTGACGAAGAGCATCGTGGATGAGGTTCATACTCGTGGAACAGGCCCGTACGATCGCCTTGGTCAAGAAGGAACGTACGAAGTTCTCCGTGTCGCGCCAAACCCAACCGGGTACACGGCAAACAACGCGATAACCATTTCCGATTTCGATACGTCACTTGTTTCGTTACGACAGATCAGCATTGTTGATGAACGACTTGAAGCCGGGTCAACCGATCAGGTCGGTACATTCAATACCAATGATTTGATTTTGACCGTTCAAAACCCGAACGTAATTGTACTGACAAGTTTGACGTTCTTCTACAATGGGCTTCTGCCAAATGGTAGCACGTTCTACCAGTACAACCTAGCTGGTTTGGGATACCAAGTTCTTGATGCCAGATACGATACGCAGGATGCGTCGCCGTATGCAACGTTAGCCAGCAATCAGTTTCGTTTGAACGATATCGTTTTGACAGATGCGAACTTTAGCATTACGAACATTGCGTACATCGTAGCGAACTATGAGTACAAGAATCTAGGGAGAAACGTCAACCCGGTCTCTGTAACGGTAACGAAAGTGATTCCATCGGTACGAGAAGTCGTTCCATCGATCGAGAACATTTTCAACCTCAAAAATTCTCCAATTGTTGATCAGAATGGAAATGCGCTGACATTGAAAGGCGTTCAGTTCCTTGATCCAAATGCCAATCCGGCGCTCTCGGCCGTTCACCCGGCGTTCAAGACCGAACTACAGTTTTCGTTTCAAGAACTTCCTTCCAATCCAGGAGAGTACTCGGTCGATTACACCACTGGAACAGTTTACGTCTATGGTGCAGACCGTTCAAACAATGGCACCGGTCCCTTCCCTCCGTTAGCCACGTACAACTATCTCTATACGTTCCAACCTCTTATCGATTACGTCTACGCGACCGATACGGCTGATTTGGTAGCGCTCCCAACAAGTCAGTTGATCGGAACGGGCGCGAACATCGCATTTGCTTTTGAAGATGTGTTCGTGCCGAACATTGACTACGTTGCTGACGTTCACGTTGAGGTGTTGGCTGAGAATATCAACAACCAGATTATTCCAAACTTGAATGCATTGCGTGTCCAGAATAGCCCGGTCACGGATGTGTTCCGTATCTTCAACGAAACACAGGGCCAGGCCTACACCGTTACTCGCTGGGAGAATGACCTCGTCTTCTTCACCTTCCCTTCACCACCCGATATTCCGACCCAGACTGAAGAACGCGCCGCGTTTCAGCAAATCCTAAATGAAACACTGTTTATCAATCAAACGATAAACAACGGTCAGACTATTTTCCAGATCGATCTGCAAAACAACAATATCATTTCGGCTACGGAAGACTGTATCGGGTCATCTGTCAACACGAGTTTGGTTCCATCGATGTCATCGGTCTTCCAGCGCGAAGTCTATTTCGATGCGGATGATACACAGGTAAACAATCTTGTTCGATTGACAGCTGTTGGCCAGTACATGGTTGATTATGTTGACGGTGTTATTTATGTCGCCGTTACCACGGACCAGAGCCAAGATATAGGGACTGTTTCGTACCGTGGGCCAGAGATAATTCCACAGTTCCCACATGTTATCGCGCCACTCAATATCTATTACAAGATCAGTATGTCTCAACCGGCGAACGAGACCTTTACGTATACAAGCTTTACCGATGGTTCGATTCTTCCATCGACGTTCGACTTGTCAGACGAGAAGATTCTGAACAACAATCCGCTTTTCCCATACTTCTTGGTCGGTGGAGCAGTCGGTGTCTTCATGAACGCCGTGTTTACTCCAGGTATCTCCAGCTCGGTCGGAGCTATGCGCTCAGCCTTCGAGTTCAACGACCTTCTGTTTAATCCTAGCCCGATCAATTTCGCTTCGGCAACAACGTTCCTTGATCACTCGGTCAATATGAGCCCGTTGGTTGTATCGAGTTTGCAAGTGGTCAACAAGGTAGGTAGCCAATACTTCTTGAACACTGGGTTCGATCTGACTTACTTGTCTCCGAACATCTCGTTGACGTTCACGTTGACCAGGCTATCTGACAACGCTGTACTAGGTTACAGTTCGTATGCTATTGGCAATCCGATTGTGTTGACACTGGCCGGAACCGGTTCTCCGCAGAACGGTGACAACGTGATCGTGACCGTAACGGCAACAATTACATCAGGTTCCCGTGTCGTGCTGGACTACGACAAGGGCGGTTACTACCTCGACTACACTTACCTGGCAGATCAGATCATCGTTGACTACGAGTACGGAGACAACTATCTAGACTTCCGTAACTCAGCTTCGATATCGGCAGGCGACCAATACTACGTTACGTACAAGGTTGGAGCATTGCGTGATGCGTTGCTGAAGAACTTCGGAACCCTGATCAACATTCCATTGCTCAGCGTATTCGATGATACGTTTGACCGCGAGAACTATCGTAACTGTTTAATTGCGGCGATGGGGTCGCTCCCGAAGGGACCGACGATCGGTGCGATGACTAACATGGTTCAGACCATCACACAGGTGCCGCCACAGATTGAAGAAAGCATCTTCGAGCTATGGTCACTCGGTAGCGCATTCCTGTATCCCGAGCCTCCACAGGTCAACAACAACCCGCAAGTGTTGCCTGCCAAGTACGACAACGGACTGCTCTTGCAGGGGCCGGGACAGAACGTCGTCGTTCCAACATGTTCGCGTATCAGTATCGATGAAGGAACGTTCTCATCGTGGATTCTTCCTCAATGGAACGGAATCGACAATGATTCAGAACTGACATTCATCATTCGTGCAAACGGGGCATTCGTCAACGAGAGCCGGGTCTTTATTGGTGCGGGCGAAGTTCACCCTGTTTACAAGACAGATACACTTGGAAATCAGTTCTTCACTGTTTCGAAACGTGGACCAATTTCGCCACTTGGTAAACCGAACAAACATAAAGAAGGCGTGTTCATCTACCTGTGCCCTGATGGCTACGGTAGCTATAATCGCTGGTACGTTGACGTGGTCAACGATACCGATCTTGCGTACTCTATCACGATGACAACCGATGGTGAGTTGTTTGATGCGAAGTATATGTACCCGAGTGATGGGTACGCTTCTATTACCAGCGCTGGTAACCGAGCCGTGTTCAACGATACATCGGTTCATCAGGGATTTTGTTTCGTTGCTGACTACTTCCACTACTTGCTCGATGTGGGAGATGTCCCGGATCGTAACCGAATCTCGATTTACAAGGACCCGGCAGGGTACCTCAACTTCCGCGTCATCGATAACAATCGGGCTCAATACCAGGTCAGCGCGGACGTAAGCAATTGGATATCGAACCAACCTCACTTCGTTGCAACATCGTGGACCTTGAACTCTCAGTCAAGCCAGGACGAGATCCACCTGTTTATCGACGGGTTGGAGGTTCCGAATCTCATTCGTTATGGAACGAAGATTCCGATCAATTTCGGACAGCGGTTCCGCACGCCGAACCCGGAGGAAATTGTCTCAGTCATTACGCGCCCCATCACAGCAGGCGATGACATGGTCACGATTGCTGGCTCGGCCATCGTAACGGCAGGACAGAGCTTCGATGCCGCTGGAATTGAGGTCAATGATAAACTGTACATTCAGGAGATTGGCTTCGATACATACTACACCATTACTAACGTAAATGGTAACCAACTGACTTTGAGTGCCTCGATGCCATTGAGTTTGACATCGGTAAACTACTCTGTGAACCAGCTCACGATTGATGTAAAGACCAGAATTGATCTTTACAAAAACATTGCTGTTACGGTTCTGCGCTCTGGAGTTGAAACGGAGATCCCTGGACCCCGCGCATTGTTTCCGTATTACGAGATTACGGAAAGTGATGGCTACAACCAGATTATTCTATCGAATGGCGCCGAGGCCGGAGATACATTACTGATCAAGCCGCTCGGATTGAACTTCAAATACGTGACCCAGCGTTACTACGCTTGGGGCAACTGTCAGAATTTCTTGCAGACCGTGTTGCCACCTCCGGTGAGTTTGTCGGATGTCAAGATTACGAAGTTTCTCATGACCGAGACCGCAGTCTATCCATCGCAGTCGGTTAATGACGGTTACTATTTGTGGACCGCAACAAACTTCGATGGGTACACAAGCTGTTCGAACGTTGGACGTGGAGATCCGGGCCGGAAACTATCAGTACGGCTGGCTGGAACGAATGTCACATTCCCTGTAACCGTTACGATCGATGGATTAACATCGACGGGTTATGAATCCGTGCCACTCACCTTCACTGGTGAAGAGACACTCGATACCGGAACGATGTTCCTCTGCGTCAGTTCGATCACAGCCGAGTACAATCCGATCAACCTGAATCAGAATGCATTCGTGTTGACTGTGTTCGAAACAGATTACTTGACCGTGTCGGAATCGAGCCCAAACTATCCTGTCATCCAATACAGCTACCAGGTCTTCTGGGGCAATACTCCAGAAGGAACGATCGGGCAGACAACCTTTACTGATACTAATGCATTGTTTACTCCGATTGATGTTGGAAATTACATTCACATTTTTCCAGGGATGAATGCTGGTGCTGCCGCTGGATACTACAAAATTGTATCTGTGCAGGACAATAACAACTTGACCGTTGCTACGCCATTCCCAGCAACATTCCTTGGAACAAAGGCTAGTCCACCGGCATACCCAAACGCTATTCCATACGAAATCCTCAACACAACCACTGTTCGAAACGGACTTCAGAACGGAACGTTCTTCTTCGAAAACGCACCAACACCTGGACAACCGTACCTGTTGACACAGGGAACGTATCAGTTCACCTATGCAACGTATCTTGCTGCAAAGTTCGATCCGTTGATGAAGTCAACCTATATTGGTTCGGACTTGTCTGGAAGCCACCAGATCAATGCGATTGTTGACCAGGTACGGATCGATTCGATCATGTTGTCCGATACCCGTGTCGGTGAAGCGGTCAACCCGATGACTGGCTCGGTCACCCAACTGTTCAACTCGATCAATCCTCCGCCGATTTCGAAAAACACACTCACGTTGTTGACAATGAATGATGCCACGGCTGCCAACTCGGCTCCGTTCTACATCAACGCAGATCGTTCGTTGCTTCAGTATGGTTCCAGTGTGAATCCGAATTTCGGTCAGAGCGTGATCTTGGATAAACAACCGATGACCGTGGACAACCTCGGCCTTCTGAACACCAGAACTCCAGGCTCGATCGAGTTCTGGGCCAATCCGTTCATCGATACATACAACGACCCAGTCTACCGATTCTATTTCGATGCCTCAGGTATCATAACGGAACAGGTTAGCAGCACGAACCGTGCGACCGTGCAGGTTGCCGGATTGATCGGAACGGTTGTGTCGGTCACTCTTCAGTACGGAAATCAGAGCTACAACTACTACGGTGGACAAGGTTCGGTCAGTTCTGACTTGCAGACAATCAATCTGTCCGACCCGCTGCCAAATGAGCAGACTCCTGTGATCGTAACTTACATTCCGAACGGATTGAAAGGCGATCGACTCAGCATCTACAAGGACCCGTACGGGTATTTGACGTTCGATATTCGTGGAGCTGGCAATGACTATCAGGTCAGGACTCCTATTTTCTGGCAAGCCGGAACATGGCACCGCGTCAAGGCAACTTGGACCGTCAACTCAGGCGGCACGAATGACCAGATCCACCTCTTTGTAGATGGGTTTGAGCATGGAAACGTGTTGTACGGTCAGGGATTGCTATTCGGTCAGAATATCGTTTTTGGCCAGTCTTTCGTTGGCCAGAGCGCCATCTTTACATCGATCAAAACAACTGATCAAGTAAACCAGTTCAATATTGGATCAGACTATAATGGGAAGAATATTGGTAACTGTTTAATCGATAATTTACGCATTAGCGATATCATGAGACAGCCATTCATAGCGTTCGGCGTACCGATTGATGTCAACTATAACGCGAACGTTGCCGCGACATTCCCGGTCACAACGGACCTTTATACGACCTATTTGCTGGATTTCAATACCGTGCAGAAGCTAAATACAAACTACGCTTTGCTCAAAAACGAGAATTTCGGCATCTTCGATTTTTCGATCAATATCATTGATTCATTTGGCATTGTTAGTGGAAGCAAAGATGTGCAATCTGTTCTAGAAACACTGATAAATACCCTA